CGGAACATAGCTGGAGTATCTGGATCGTTTTGATCCCATCCACCAGACGGTTGTGCTGCAGATGCTGCTGTTTGTTGTGTTACTGTTCCTGGAAACACTTGGACACCTTCTGGTTTTTCTGGAGGTGGTGTTTGAATTGATTGGCCAGCTTCTTGTTGTTGAAGAGACCGTTGCATCTGTCCAAGTGCAGAGCTATTATACGCTGATTGTTGGGCGGTAGATGCCGGTGTAGGTGCTTGCTGGCTTTGGAATGCAGGAGTAATTGCTGCTGCACCTGCCGGAGCTGCTGCTGGAGCTGGTGTTTGATTAGGATCCATGTTCTTAATTGCTGCATCATATGCTGCTTTTTGCGTTGGATCAGTAGGTGCTGCCGGTGCTGGTTTACTAGGATCCATATTATTAGTAGCTTTTAAACCAGCGTCACGTTTATCAGATTGTGCTTGCCAATCTAGTGCTGCTTGTGTTTTTGGACCCATAATGCCGTCTGCTTTAATTGGATATCCTTTGGCAATTAAATCTTGTTGTTGTTTTAATACTGCCGGATCTGGTTTAGCTTGTGCAGGAGCTGCATGTGTAGGAGCTGCAGTTGTGGGTTTAGTTTGTACTGGTTTTCCTCCAGTTCCTGAAGTATGTTGTGCAGGTGCACCTGCAGATTTCTGTGCTGCAGCCCATGCAGCATTTTTATCCATACCACTTGCTATATTTGCGTTGTACGCTTGTAACACGGTTTGATGTTGTGCCGGAGCTGCAGTTTGTTGTGCTGCTACAGGTTTAGTATCAGTAACAGGCGGTGGTGGAGCAACGTATGCACCGCGCCCATGCGGGGCTGTAGTTTGTTGTGTTGCTGCAGTAGTTGCTGTAGTTTGTTGTGATGCTACAGGTTTAGTACCAGCAGGAACAACTCCTGCTTCATACATTGCTAACTTTTCATTTAATTGATTAACTCTAAATAAGAGTGCATTTTCTGTAATTTTTTTCATTATTATCCTCTTGCTAGTTGAATGATTCTAGCTAAACTGTCACCTTGACTAAATGTTACATGTTCGTTAAGTTCTGGTTGACGATCAAAGTCGCCTTGTGTGTTATCAAATGGTTCCGGAGCAACAGTTGATTGATCCATGTCTGCACGTAATTGATCATACCCTGCAATTCTATCCTGTGTTGCATTTGTTTGATTTTCCCAATCAATTGCTTGTTGTGTGTTAGGACCTAAAATGCCGTCAGCCTTGATATTATATCCTTTAGCACGTAGTTCATATTGCAACTTTTGAACAGCTGGATCAAACTTAGGAGTAGCCGACTTTGGTTGGCCTGCAGGATGCGGTTTAGCTGCTGCAGGATGATCTTGTGCATAACTAGTGTCCGACGGTTGAAACTCATGTGGAGCTGCATCAGCGTGTGGTAAATCGTATGATCCTGCAGGCGATAAGTCCGGATATTCTTCAGGATTAGTTAATCCTAAGGGTGGATAGTTTTCAGGATGATCTTCTGGATGGTCTGCAAAATCACCATGTGCTGCGCGGTTAAGTGCATTGTTAACATTATCTTTACCTTGATTCATGTAATCGCTAAAATTTTGCATAGGATGGTCTGTTGCGCCAATTGCATCAGGAGCATCTCCAAATGCATCTTGGCGGGTGTTAGCATTAAACCCGCCTTCGATTATTGCCATAGCCTCTCTTAACGATCTAACGGTATCTAGAAGTACGGTTTCTGAAATTCTTTTCATAATTGTTTCTCACTGTTTTATGCATTTTATGTTTGTCAATACTATCAAATCGTCTACGACCAAATGCTTCTAAATCTACTTCATCATCGGTTGGTTCTTGATGTCTAACACCTGCTAATCTTAGAACGTCATTTTGTTCTCTAGCGTCTTCACTTGGATCTAATTGATCTACTTTTTGCAATACTTCTCTAACATCATCTTCTGATGCGTTACTGTACTCACCGTCTTTAAAACTTTTAATAATCTTAGTTTTAACTCTAGTTCCGCCAATAGTAAAATTGCGTTCTTCTTTATTCCAGAATCCTGCAATCGAATTTAGAATTTGTTCTTTACCTGAGATATGTTCTTGTGTCGGTTCGCCACCGTCGTTGTCCTCCATATCGCATTCGCCATATCCTGCTTCACATGGAGTTATTCCACTCTCTCTAAGTGCATCACGGATAGTCATACCTTCTGCAAACATGGTTTCTAGTGTTGCACCGGCTGCTTTAGCTTTAATAAACTTAGCTTTGATTTTAGATTTTTTATGATGAATACCTTCTTGCATTGGAGGTGCTGGAGGTGCTGGAGGTGCTGGAGGTGCTGGAGGTGCTGGAGGAACTTCACTACCTGGAGCTGGAGGAACTTCACTACCTGGAGCTGGAGGAACTTCACTACCTGGAGGTAATTCACCTTCTGCACCTAGTTCTCCTTCTGGAGGCAGTCCATCCATATCAGGAGGCATTCCGCCCATGTCTAGAGGCATTCCGCCGCCTAGTCCGCCTAGTCCGCCGCCCATATCAGGTGTACCTTCAGGAGCTGCTGGCGGTGCTGCTATATCCGGAGGAGCAGATCCGTTTGCTGCAGGTGCCATATCTTGTCCACCAATGTCGCCATCACCAAATTTTAATTGAACTGCTACACCTGGATCAGTGTGCGTTACGTATTGTTGAATTAATGGGCGAGTATCTAAATCTGGATCAATATCTTTAAGTGCATCTAAGAAATCTGGATCGTCAATTAGTCCAGCTAAACTTTGAATAGCATTAACTCCATCTGGTCCGCCGCGCAATTCTTTTTCAAGAATTCTATTTAATTTGTCAATTGCAACTTTTTGTGCATCTTTGTTTGGGCTAAACAACTCATCTTTATCTTCAAGCATAATGCGATTAATAAATGATTCAAATGTTTGTTCAGGATCAAAGCTTTCTTTTTTATGGCTTTTATATCCTTTGTTTTTCATAGAGTGTGCTAATGCCCAAGGATTATCAATTTCCTTGTGTTTCTTCATTGCTTTAACAGTACCTTCCCATCCTTCTGGTGCTTTTTCATCTAAGAAATAATCTGAAGATAGTTCGCATACTGGTAATTCACTTTCGTCTACGATATTGTATAAAAACGGAAATACTGTTTTCATTTCTTCATTAAACGTGCGCACAGTTAATCGATCAATCCAATCATTCATTACAGTTTCTGGGATAATGCGTTCTTCTTTTTCAACAAATGATTCTGCAAATTGTTGATAGTATGCAGGGCGTTGTAAGCTATTAATTTCTTTTTTAACTGAGTCAATGCGCTCAATTACACGCGATGTAACGTCGCCCATTGCTTCTGATATTTGAGATTGGCGACCAACATACCCTTTAAATTTGCGTAAACTTGCTAATTCCTCACTAAGTTTAGTTATATGTTTGCCAATTGCATCGTATGGGTTGCCGCCGTGTTTAACATGTTCTGCTAATGCACGAGCACCTGGTAAGTGTTTATACGGGTATTTAAATCTTTCACCATCTGCGTTTTCTACATAAATGCTTTGAATATGCATAGTACGACCTGCAGCTAGTTCTGGATTAATAGGTTGGCTATGTTTAACAATTAACCGAGCTTCACCTAAGTTTTGGTAACTTATTTTAGAAGTTCCAAACATTTTACTTTCCATCATTGGTTGTTCCTTGGGTTTTGCTTGAAACTGATAGTCTCGTTTGTCTAAGTTGCTTTTTCCAATATTTTGTACATCAAAATTTAATAACCGATTTTTAGCAAATTGTCTAAATGATCTTATAAATTTATATGCATTGTGATGTGTAGCTCCAGAGTCGTCGTCAACTAAGTCTCCGCTAACTTGTACTACAATACCATCATCTAAGTCTAAAGTAATAGCAATAGTACCAAGCGGTTCGCCATGTTCTTCATATTCAAATTCAAAGAATCGAGCACGTGGTATATCAGTCTTTTTACTTAATACTTCTGCATTTTCGTCACCCATTTTAATATTTGAGAAACGTGTTTGTATTTTACCATAAAGGTCTAAAGCGATTTTATCTAAATTATTGTCCATGTTTATATTTATCACATATTAGAGGAAACAAATATTGGTAGAGGTGCTTCCCAGTCCTCAATTCTTTCTTCAATTCGCATTCTTTCAAATACCATTGGATCCCATTCTGCTAGTATATCGATCATTCTTACTATTAGTAATAATGCTGCTACTAAGTCATCGTGTTGTCCTGGTTTACCTTTAAAACTAATCCCGTGCGCAATAAAAGTTTTTAATTCAGATATTAATGGCTTACTGTTAATAGTCATTTTATCTTCTTCTATAAAATATTTTAATTTTGAACACGCAGCGATTTTATTATTAAATGTTGTATTGAATCCTTTGCGGAATTTACGAACATGCCCCTTTCTGCCAGGTTCACTTACAAATAACCCTGGAAATGTTTCTTCTCCTAAATTTTCAATTACTACTAACGCGCTTTCGCCCACTGTGTTGTTTTCTACTGACCAGTATATTGAATTATATTGATCGTATCCTAGTTCGTCTTGTATATACAACAACACTTCTCTAAGTAATTTTACTTGTCCTTGTATTGGAGTAATGTTATGATGCCATTCTGCTACTTGCTGCATTGATGGTAACTCAAATACTGTTATTGCAGAAAAGTCTCCACCTGTTCCTAAACTTGGATCTAATGCAATTAAATATAAGTTACCTGCAATTGGTTTCTTATACCAACGCACTTGTCCCATCTTTGTTGTTGGTTCTTTACCATATATTTCTACTAATTTTAAACTGTTAATAAGAGTTTCGTCGTATACAAGAAATTCGCAGCCATATTCACGTCTAAACTTTTCTTCACCTATACGACCAAGCTCTTCTTGTTTCCATGCATCGTCACGATCTGGATGATCCCACCAGTCAGACCGGAATCCAGCAAATCCGTTAATTCCGATCTTATCTGCCTTTTCATTTCCAAACTCGTCAAAATATTGCTGGCTTTCTTTCCATATAGTAGCAAATTGATCTTCGTCACTGTTTGGTGTAGATGTAATAATACAACGTCCACCAGTTGCTAGTGTAGGTGATATAGAAGTCCAAAACTCTTCAGCAATGTTAGGTTGCAAAAAAGCAAACTCATCGCAATATAATAACGAAATACTCATACCCCGCCCGGTTGTACCTGTAGTAGTCTGGCTTACAATACGCGAACCGTTATCAAACTCCATAGATCCTTTATTGTAACTTACTACACCGGCACGTATAAAGTCTGGGCAAAGTTCGTACCCATATCGTATACGTTGCATAATCTCTTGGGCACCTGTATATTTGTGCGCTGCAATTAGAATAGTTTGATCTGGATGAAACATTGCAAACCATAATAAGTATGCAGATGCACAAGTAGTTTTACCACTTTGGCGCGGTAACATATTAATATTAAAACGATGTGCATGATAGCAGTTTAACAAATTAACCTGATAATCAAACGGTTTAAATAACAGCTTACCTTTTACTGAATGTTGAATATGAAAAAAGTATCTTGAGAAATACAGATACCCGTCTTCAGGATCAGAACACAACAATATATCGTTAATTTGCTGTTCACTAAATTTTTCAGTTTTATGTGCTTTTTTTGTAAGGACACCGTCTAACGATTTTCCCATATGTAATCCTTTTTTTGTATTATGTATTTACAAAAAAAAGCGGACATAATGTCCGCTTTGTGAGTTAATCGTATTGTGGTTTCATCGGCTTATCAGTAGTATGGGCATAGTGTACAACTACCCCGTATCCGTGTCCTGCTCGCCAATCTTTGTACTTTTTGCCTTCAGTCATTGCACGTTGTTCTGCAGCTTTTAATTCAGAACTACCTTTTGGTCCACCTTTAAAAATTGCCCATCGTTTATGATCAATTAATACTTCGGCATTTAAAATAGGATCATGTGCTTCGATTATCTTTTTTTTTGTGTACGCTCTTTAACATCTTCATATAATGACGCAAGATGATTAACTAGTGATTCGTGACGAATGTTCCACGGGTTGCCACCGCCTGCTTGTTTAGGTGCTTCTCCGCCTTTACTAAACATATCGTCACCAACTGGAAACATTGAATCTAGATTATTAACGTGCGAACCGGTGTCGCCTTGTTTAGAATTGCCAAAACTATCACCAATGACAATGTCTGCTTCATCATTACCGAGTAGTTTTTTGTCGTCGTGATGCGAATGAGTCGGTTCACTGCTTGTATCACTACCGATACCTTTTAATACATCTATTAATTCACGAATACCATCTGCACCTTTACTGTTAATAGTAAGATTCATGTTTAATGACTCGTCAGGAGGATGTCCGCCTTGGATAATAGCTGCAGGCATTTCTTCGCTGCATTCATCAATTGAAGGTTCAGTTCCTTCGTCAATGTGTTGCATAGTTTGCAATAATTCTTTAAAGTCCATTAAAATTTCCCTAATTTAGCAGTTGGCAGTGTAACTTGTTTAGATCCAATTGCACTAGTAGTTCCAATTGATTTATCATATTTAGAAGTAACTTTTGCTGCTTTTTCAACAGGTGCTTTTTTTGCTAATAATTGATCGTTAACGCCTTTATATTGTTCGCCTTGATGTTTAACTTTACCAAGTTCTTTTAACAGTGACATTACATTTGATTGCCCTGCTAAATGTTGATTATTTTCTTTTTCATAATCTTTACCTAATAATGCTTCACCTGATTTTTCATCATTTTTGTGATTGAGTTCTTGCTCTTCTTGTTCTTTAAGATTGCGAACTTTAACACAGCATTCGCTTAACCCCAATGATTCAGCTGCAAGTTGTCTTACTTGAAAACTTGTTGCAGGATAAGTTAATATAATATCATATGTTGTAACACTGATATTTTTGTGTTCAGGAAAATCGAGTTGTGTTTCCTGAATCGGTGTACGTGTACTTCTTTGGAATAATTCCACTACAAATCTATCTAACGATCCTTTAAATTTATCAAGTTGCTCATCTGAAGGTTCTCCAGCAAGTTTAACTTTAAATTCATAAGATTGTTTTGATTCGAGTAAATGTTGTTTAAATGATTTCATAATGTATCCTTGATAATATATTTATTTCATATTCTTTAATTTTTCGATCAAACTGTTACGATCGGTTACGATAAAGCCATCGCCTTGAATATTAACGCTAGTATCTTCCGGATGTGCATCATTATCTAATTTTTGTTTTTTAATTTGAAGTTCAATCATTTTAAGTTTCTTATCTATTTTAGCGGATTTGGCATCAATTGCATTCTTTAACATACTAGCAGCAACTTCAAACACACGTCCGCTATATCTAGCTTCAACGTTCATTCCTAAATCCATTAAGTCGTCATATGCATCAGTTGCACGCTGCGCTAGAGCATCAAACTCTGTATCACTAATGTCTCCTAGACCTTTTACTTGTGGCAGAGCTGCTGATATTTTATCAAATTCAGCTATGTCTCTAAATAACGGTGTAGGAACAGGAGGTAGCGGTAGTTGTGCTTCTGATTCTTTTATAATAGTTTTACTTTCTGGTAAATTTAATAATTCTTCTAACTTACGCGTCATAGGTTATCCTTGTGTAATATACTATTTACGTTGTTTACCGCCGTTGTGAAAAATATCATCCTCATTTATAACCCTAAATACTAATCCATTTTGTTTGCAGTATGCATTAGCTGCTGCCCATTTAGCTTGATTTTTAATAAACTGTGCTTGATTATATTTGTTCTTACCAACACGTTCTAATATATGCTGACTTGCAGGTTTTATTTCAATTACTTCATTATGTATATGATTATTCTTATCTACATATTGAATAAAAAAATCAGGAAGGTAAATGGTGTTGCGATTAGTTAGTGGATCTCTATACGGAATAGTTATTGCTTCACTTGCCCATTTTTGAATACCGGGATTAGTATCGCACATGTTCATAAAGTTCCACTCCCACGAACTTCTGTAATACGGAACTTTAGTTCCTACATATTTCCCAGGATTAACTATGTTATATTTTCCTTTTGCAAATTTACGGCTGCTCATACTAATATATTTCTTTTTTCATACGCGCTATTGGTGCCCTTAACTCGATAACCAATTAAACTTGTTTTTTCTCTATATGCATTTAAAATTTGTGCAACAACTGATGATAACTGCATAGTAGGCACAACTTTAAGGGTATCTAATAATTCAAATACTGGTATATTATCAGCTTTAGCTTGATTTAATAGTACGATAGCAACTGTTCTTGCACTTGATAAATCAAAGCCACGTCTCTGAAAAAATCCAACCGTTGCATCAATATCATTTGATGGAAAGGTAACTGTATTAACATAATACTTGTCAAAGAATTGTTTAATTTCGGCTGCATTTGATGATGTCTGTGGTAAATTTGAATTCATAAATTTCCTTTATCGACCTGTATATGTAGGGGGATTAGTAGTAGTATCAGCAGTGCTAACAGTTGTGGTTTTCATTTTAGATTGCGTTGCTGCGGATGAATTAGCATTAAATTGTCCTACCGGAAGCGAAATATCTTGTACACCGCTAGCTGCCTGTTGTGATGCAAGTAACGAATTATAGGCTAGTTGCTTAGTACTTCCAGCTGCAGATTTAGATGTAATTTTATCACCATCAGTTGAATTAAGGTTACTTGGTGTTGACGGATCGGTAGAACCAAACCATGCTTTTGCAAATGAATGCGACCCTTCTGGTATACTGTTTATATCTTTATTTGGATCTATGTTTGATAACGGCGAGAGTGTAAGATCGTATAGTGGAGATAATGCACCGAAATTATCCATCTCGGATTTGTTACCATCATCGATATGATTAACCCATCCGGTATTAAACGACACTGCTTCGTATGCTATTTTCATATCAAATTCGTGAGATGCGGTTTCGTGATAACCTAATTTCCCACCTGTCCATGATGTAATTACCGGGTTGATTAATTTATAACTTACAAATTCTTTTCTTGACATTTGAAAAATCATAATATCTTTAAAAAATGGTTTCTTACGACCATTGTACCCATACGGTGACGTAATATAACTTGAGTTTAATGTTGCATTTTTTATATATGCAGAATCTTTAACAGAAACTGTAGGATCAGCGTAATAATATTTGTAATATAATTGCCACATTTGATTTACAAGACCCATGTTGTCATCGTGGAATGCAATATCAATATCATTATACTTATGTTGATATTGAACTACTTTTTTTCTATTATACTGATTTAGTACTTCGTGTTGTACTGAATATGAAGGTAAATTAACGCCTTTAACTAATAAATTAATTTCATCTTGAAGTGTTTCTACTAATCCTTTAATTGGGTCTGATTTCGGAACTGGGTTAACTACATCCCAATCGATATTAAAGGACACATGAAATAAAAATTTAGTTTTTGGTAATAATCTAAATTGATCGTCAGCAAAAATCCTAGACGCATGTTGCCGGCATCTGAGGATAGTTATTGGATCTGATTGTAATTCTGAAGTAGGTGTAAATGACATACATATATTTATCTTTTTAATAAAGTGGAGAGTTTTATACAGCAGTCAAAAAAAAGCCCGTATAAAACGGGCTTTTTTTAATTGAACTACTCTGTAGTAGTAACTACTCTGTAGTACTTTTAATAGTTGCTGTTCCACCGTCTGAATCAGAAGCATAACTAATTCTAGAAGCACCGGATTCTGTACTTCCAATGCCACCGCCGACTGTTTGAATACAGTTGTCAGGTTGAATTGATAAATCGATTGTCATACCAGTACCTTGATCTGAATATTGTAATTGTCCAAATGTAGACGATATAATATAACATCCAACACATTCCCATGTTTCTAAAATGTTTGGAGAACCGTCTGTAATAGAGAATGTTCCTGCGTTTCCGCCATCTAACATTTGAATTGTCATATTAAACTTATAATCGCCTGCTGCTGCAGCTGAACTTTGTTCATAGAAATCAAATTGTTTTTGGTTTTGTTGACCAACAAGTTTGTTAACTACACCTGTTGAATCGTCACGTAATTTAATTGAAATTGGATCCCAATTAG